TTCTGTTTGAGCTAAACTAATTCTTTGTGTTTGAGAAAAAATATTAGGATCTGCTACAGGAACAATATCTACTCTATCATCAAAGTCTTGTTGTTTAATCATTCTTTGACCACCGACTACATCGTATGGATATTCTTGTGGTAAATATAATTTAAATACTCTAGCCAATAATCTAAATTCATTTTTAAGAGCTGCGTATAGTCTCTTATGAATTGCAGACATGGTTCTTGATCCACGTTCTAAAAGCGCAACTGTCGTTCCCACTGCCGCTTGTTGATTACCCTCTCCTACTTGCATGTCAGCAATGGAAGCAAAACGCTGACCCGCTTGTACAACGACACCCATAAGGTTAAGAAGTGTTTGACTCGGCTCTTTAAATGGAAGAGTCATAAATGCATCTCGAATATTTCCGCCAGGCGCATCTACATCTCTAAATTCTCCTGGTTGAATCGATTGTGCATCATCGCGAATTCGTATTCCTCGTTGTTTAAATCCAGCTGGTAAATTAGATAATGTCCCTGCATCTAATAAAGATCGTAATGCTGATGTTGCGGTTCTAGATAATCCACCAATCATATGAATTAAACCAAAGCCATAGAAACCTAGACCTGGTAAAAATTTAAAGTGGACAAAATATTTTATTTTTTTGCGTAAAGGATCACCAAGTTCAAAATTTCTTCGAATACTTAACACACTGCGAGAGTTTGATTCTATCGTTACAATATAAGGTAATTTAATACCAGTTATTTCCCCTTCGGGCCCTCGATCTTCAAAACCCTCTAGGTCTAAGTTAACATGACACTCTAATAAGGTAAAGACATCTTCGTTTCTTCCTGTCTTACTAATTCCTTCTAAGTCTAATTCTTTTTTTTCTAAATCTGATTCATCTCCATAACCAGGAGTTAATTCTATATCTCTATAAAAACCATTGACTTGTTGTTTTCGTAATTCGTTTTCCGAAATTTTTACTCTATGAATAATATTTTCTGCATCTTCTAAAGAAGAAGCTGTGTAAGGAACAATTAAATCTTCCGCAGGTACAAATTTAGAAACGGCTCTTCCTAATAATGAATCATAATAAACTTTTTTAAAAGCAGATCCTGCTAGTGGTAAATGAAATAACAAAGAATCAAATTCAGGTTCATACTCTGGCATTTGATCCATGAGTTGATAATTCATAAATTCTTTGACTCGGTTTGCTTGTTGTTCTCTTTCCGGTGTAATCGCTCCTACAATCTGTGTTCGTACTGGTCCTTGAGCCGGGAGCAATTCTTTATAAGCCAATGCTTGAAATTGCGTGACTGCTTCTGCAAGAACAGGATGGGTAGCACCTGCCGCACCTTGAAACGGTTCCGTTCTATCTTCGTATTTAAATCCTAATAAATCTAATCCTTTAGTATAAGACTGTTCCCAATCTTGACGAGATGATTTATAGTCTGTGTAGTTTTCATATAATTCTGAACCAAGAGGCACCAATATTTCCTCTGGTAACAATTCAGCAAGGTTATCATAATGACCTTCTGATTGAGCCTGGTTCATGGCTCCTGGTTCAAAATTAATTTCTACTCCACCATCTTCTAGTGGCGTGATTTCTGTTTCACCAACATTTGGTAATTCTTCTTGAATATCTATTTGTTCTTCAACCGAAGTTTCTGGTCCTTCAATTTCAACTGATTTTCTAACTTCGTTTGGAAGAGCTTTGTCTATTTCGGCCATGTAATTTTTTCTCCAATTTTACTGTTGTAACAGTATTATAATCAATATTCAAGCCCTGTGGATTAGGACCTGATTTAGGTGGTATCGTTAAAGTTAATCTTTTAGGTTTTTTCATTTACCAATAATAAGTTCGTTTTTTTCTAGGTAAGCTATTATCTTTATAGTCTTCTGGGTGAATAATCAACCCACCTTGTCTAAATCGCATTAATGCTTGTGTGGTAGAATCTACTAAATCGTCATGATCTCCATAAGGAAAAGAGGCACATTCTTCTACTACTTCTTGAGCAAATTCTCTATCTAAAGGTGCCCATACCATACCGGACTCAAACAGTGGGGCTACAGAATTAACACGACTGTGTTTGTCATTACCTTTCGAGGGAGAAAAATTAACAACAGGTATTCCCATCTGTCTGAGTTCGTATGTTAGTGGAAGTCCTGAAGCTTTTGCTTCCACTAAAACTGTTTCTGGTTGCCAGTAATCATATTGCTCTTTAGCAAGTCTACGAAGATCTGGAAACTCTAATCGTTGTTTAACTGCATCTAATAAAATAAGATGTTGAGGATCTCCTTCATTCTCTGCAAAAATTCCCCAGGTAGTAATAGCAGAATAGTCAGCAGATTCTTTTTTCATAAATGCGGTATCATAGGATTGGATTACATGAAGCAAAGGAGGTAAATAATCTTTATCCCAATTTTGCCACCATTCTCGTTTTAATAAAGCTCCTTCTTCTGCTGTTGGATTTTGCATGTACTGTGCATTCCATTTTGCAATACCTGCAGAAGCTTTAACTTTTTCTAATTCTTCTAGCTTCCAATATTCTGGCCATATAGGTTCACCACTAGGCATAATGGCAGGAAATTCTATAACTTCCCATTGATCTGCTTTTTCTTCTTTAGCTCCAGCATTTACTAATTGTGCAGTTAAATCTTTAGTAGACCACCTTGTCATAACAATTACAATTGCTCCACCTGGTTGCATACGTTGTCTGGGTCCTGATGTATACCATTCATATGCATTATCAAATGCAGTAGGTGAATTAACATCTTGCTCTGAATGTGGATCGTCAATGATGAGTAAGTCAGCACCTCGCCCGGTCACCGCACCTTGGACACCGACTGCAAAATATTCTCCACCACCATTTGTTTCCCAACGGCCAGCAGCTTTAGAATCTTCTCTAAGTCTTGTACTAAATAAATCTTGATATTCTTGAGAGTCAATTAATGTTTTAGATTTTCTTCCAAATCGTATTGCAAGTTCTGCTGTATGGGTTGCTTGAATAATTTTTAAATCAGGTCTATTTCCAATCATCCATGCGGGTAAAAAATAAGAAGCAAATTCAGATTTAGTATGCCTAGGTGGCATATTAATAATAAGTCTCTTACAATCACCAGTTAAAATTCTATTAAATGCATCTGCAATTCTTTTGTGATGGTACCCTTCAATAAATTCTGGCCAAGTATATTTTACAAAAGATAAAAAATCAGATCGATATTTATTTTGTGTAGTTTTTTTAACTCTAGTTAAAATATCTAGTTTTAATTGCCTTCTTACTTTCGGATCCGCTATGGAATTTATTTTTTCTAAACTAAGCATAATATTTAATTATGGTACCATAAAGTATTTACAGGCAAAGTCTGTATAAATCAAGCACTAAAGGGTATATGTTAGGATCCCTATTTTTGATTTATACCCCTCCCCCCTAATCAAAAAAACCAATTTTGACTTTGGTTTGGGACCTCTCTATGTCAGGGTGGGACCCGCCCACAAGTTTTTTATTGGGCTGCGGTTACTTACCGCAGCCCATGGTTTATATTAATTAATATATTGACAAGGGTCTATTTCTTTTGGTGTTAGATCTTCATCTTTTAATAACTCAATTTGTTTCTTCAGATTATCTAAACAAACTCTAGCCATGAACCCTCGTCCACTCATGTTAGAATATGTTTCACGAAGTTCTTTATTCCAACCTACAACTCTGCATAATGCTTCAAGCATACTTAAGTTGTAAACTCCAAAGATATAATCACAAACTCCAAACTTAGTATTTGTAATTGTAGATTTATAATCTCTAAAGTCTGAATAATGTTTATCTGAATATCTAAAAACAAATTCAGATGGCAGCTTTACTTTTGTAATATAGAACTCTGGATCAAGGATCGAATGACCATCTCCATCCAGTTCGTTTATATTCTCTTTTAAAGCTTTCAAGATTTCTACTCTTGAATGTTCTGCCATTAAATCAGCAAAATACTTTTTAAAATCTTTATTTTTGATTTTAACTTTTTTGCCGTCTTTATTAAATGTTAACATTTGACCTCCTGTGTTAGTTTGAGTTAACAAAATTGTTTTATAGATTTAATTTGTTTTTTATATTGTCAAAATTGTCGCACCTTTTATTTTTTTCTGGGTGGGACCCGCCCACATGCTCTTATCTGGGTGCGACATAGTGTCGCACCCATTTACGCTAGG